TGTGTGCTTTAGGAGCTTTGTTTGCTGGGAAATATGATTCCTTCAGCATCTCCAGTTTTTCACGATATTCTTCTTCACTTTCAAACTCAACACTTTCGGCAAGTGAAGCGAGCTTCTCTTTCTGAGTAGCAGCGAGGCCCTCAGAAATCTCATCGAAGATTCCATCAGCAACCGACTCTGCGAGTCTTTGGTTCAGTTGGATATTCTTCTCAATCTGCTCGTTGAGTTTTGTCTCCATGTCATCAAGTTTTTCTACCATGCTCTCAAGAACATCATATTTATCTTCAGGGATTGATACATAATGTGCTTCAAAAAGACCCTTCATTCCTTCCAGGAAGGATTCGGTCATTTCGGTCTTAAGACCGTATTCAACTGCGAGTTGGTTCTCAGTGAACCACTCATCAGCAACATATTCAAGATAAGAATCAACTCTCTCTTCGAGAGCTTCCTTAATCTCTTCTACTTCCTCAGCAATTTTCTCTTGATACTCAACTTCAAGAGCTTCTTTGATCTCATTGACTTTCGCCATGAGTGCTGATTCGAAAACTACTCTTGCTTTCTCTTTAAATTCCTCGGAGAGTTCTTCACCACCGAGAAGAGCATTCACATCTTCTTCAATATCATACTCTTCAGTTGTTTCTTCTTCTACAACTTCTTCTTGCTCTTCTTCAATCAGATCCTCATCATCAAGCTCTTCTTCCTCTTTAACAGCTGCCATGGCATCTGCCGCTTTTGCTCCCTTATTGACAACATTCTTAACTTGAGAAAGTGTCTTTCCAGGGGTCTTCAGCTTAGCTGAATCGTCATCAGATCTATAATTCTCTGGGGTAGGTCCGCCCAGATCCTCATAAGAACCGGCAATTGAAGTATCCATTGATTCCGCTGCCTTTGCTCCAGCATTAACGGCGGTTTTGGATTGCTTAGTGCCTACTTCCATTTCTTGTAAATCTCCACGAGACATTTGAACTCTCCGTTTAACCTTAGTTTTAAACTATATTTATTTATAAATTAAAGATTTGTAAGAAAATCATTGAATAAGTTCAACTTATTCTCTTCTAATCTTTTTTGATCTACAAGAGTATTGATTGTCTTGTAGGTTTTTTCTGCGTATTTTTCACGAAGAATGCCACCATCCCATACCCACTCTTTTCCTTCCATGATTCCGGAAACAAAAGCATCAGGTGCTGAAGGATCTGCAACAATGTCAGCTGCCGTAGCTAACATGAAATCTTCACCAACTACATTGATTCCCTCTCTTGTCATACGGAGAGAACCAATACCACGAGAAGAAACACCCAACTTTACACCTTCAGAAATCAAAGATTCTGCAATCTTCCCCATTGGAGTAGAAAGAATCTTTGCTTTTCCAATAAAGTTTGAACCACTCTCTCTCAGAGAAACAATCTTATGAGAAACTCTATCCAGATTTACAGTAGGACCATCTGGGTGTCCGAGTTCACCAAGTGCTCTACCTTGAGCAACATGGTTCTCATTGTAACGAGACACTTCTCTACGAAGAGTTTCCATAGGATACATACGACCATTACGGTTCTTAATGTTTCCCTGAAGAAAAACACCTTCGATGAAGAGTGACTTTTTACCGTTCTTGTTTTCAACGATAAATTCGACCTGTTCGATTTCTTCTCTGATGAGTTTCATGGCTTTAGTTTGTAAATCCTACTTTGTTTGCTTTGATTGCTGAAGATGACCAAATAACATCAGTTGGAAGTTTTTCTAGAAATTCAACAGAGTTAGCTGGCATACTAAAATAATTAGTAGTTGCAGCACCAACAATGGTTGAAACTCCAACAGTTATGATTCCACCAGTATTATTGTGAAGCCTCACACAAGTCGCACTACCGATACTTGTAGCAGCACCAGCAGTTGCACCAGTAGTAACCTCAGTTTCAATTATCTTAGTTCTTTGCATTTTTTATAATGAAGTCTTATACTTTTTATTTATGATTCTTCGTATTCTTCAGTATCTTCTACCTCATTTCCAAAAAGAGAATTTGCAGCTACTGGTTTGTAATCATCAACTCTTTCAGCAGCTTTTGAGAAAAGAATATCTTTGATCTTATCGCTAATTTGAGAAGGACTCTCATCAGAAACGATCATGTCCATTAATTCATCCATACCTGTAAAATTTAATGTCTTTGTTATTTATTAGATTTCCCCACCTTCGGGAACTTCAACTGATTTTTCTTGATTTTTTAAATCAGGTTCCATTACTGGTTGTCCAAGATCCATGGCAGATGCACCACCACCCATAGGCATCGGTTGTCCAGTAGCTGGATCTACAGTCATCATTGCTGGATCAGGAATAGTTCCATCCTCAATCTCTTTAGAGATGAGTGCATTTTGATCAACAATTTCCTGATCAGTTTGACGTAAGATCTTTCTTCTCACATAATCTTGAGAGTAATACTTACCGACATAAGGTTCTGCTGTTGCAACTAAACTCAATCTTTCGTTAAGAAGTTCTGCTTCTTTCAGTTCTGAGAAGTGGTTATCATAAAGGAAGTCATATTGAATATGCTCATTCATGATATCCCAATCTTCTGGGGTAATGATATTCTTGAGAATCAATTGAGTTCTCAACATATCACTAAACATGTTAGAGAATCTCTTTCTCAAACGACCTACAAACTTAGTGAACTTAAGTTCGTCTCTCAGAATTTCTGAAGATCTTCCGAGATTAAATCCACCTTCTCCACCAATTCTTGTTGGAGGAACATTCAGAGATCTGTAAAGTTTTTCTTGGAAATATTTAATGTCGGTAATTTCTCCAAGATTCTGACCACCAGGAAGTGTAGAGATTTCAGTTCCTCTACCACCTTCACGACGAGGAAGCCAGAAATCCTCAAGCATCGCCATAAACTTTTTATCATCACGAATTTCTCCCGTAGCAGAATCGTAAACTTGCTTATTACGATATCTCATCATAACATCTCTAAGATATTGTTCAGCTTTAACCTTAGGAAGATTTCCAACATCAATGTAGAAGATTCTTCTTTCAGGTGCTCTCGATAATCTGTAGATAACCAAAGAGTCCTCAATCATTCTCAGTTGATTCAGTGACTTAATTGCTTTATGAAGATATGAAAGTGTGGATCCCTTGTTTCTATCTACAAGACCTGAAGTGCAATAAGTAATAGAATCTCTAGAAAATTTTATTCCGGTGTTCGAACTAGTATCACTTGGACTTGCCACTGGATAAGATGTTTTTGGATTATAGATGAAATATTCTTCAATATCAGGAAACTCATAATCCATAGGATTATCAGATCTTATTGCCGCAAAAGTATTTGAGTTCTCTTTTTTCTTTTTATTTTGACGAACATAACGCATCTTAAGTGCGTCAATGTACCTTAATTCCTGAATTCCCTCGTGAGGATTCTTTAAATCGATTACTTTGTGATAGTATAGTCTACCGTCAACATACCAATTTCTATAAATTTCATGAGATTTTTTATCAAAATCTAATAATTCTAAGATATACTTAAACTCTTCTCTAATCTTTTTCTTAATACCATCACTGGCATTCAAATTATCTAAGTCAATCTGAACAGGACTATCATTTGTATCTGATACAATAGCTTCATTTACGATATCTTCAATGGCACTATCACATTCTGGATGAAGTGCCATTTCACGGTATCTTTTGATCAGATCAAACTCTGTCCTATAAATTCCTTCAATATCAACATAAGAACCAAAAAAACCACTACTCAAGTAGTGGTCAGTCCCATCCTCATTATTTGGAGGAATAGGACTGACTGTACTTGGTGATAGTGGTTCGTTATCCTCAATAGAGAATCCAAACAATTTTGCCATTATTAAAGTTTCTATCTACTTATGATCTATTTATTACGCTCCAGTTCCAGCTCTTTCTGGGAACCAGTATTGAACTTGGAACTCAACGGTAAACTCTTCAATGGTGTTTGATTGATCATATGATAGTCCAATCTCAGAAATAGCAGTTGGGAAAATATCGATGAAACGATATTGTGCCAAAATGTTGGCGTCTTCCCCAGTTGTGTTATTTCCCTGAGTGTTTGATGGGCTTCTTCCCAGTTGGTAAACA